CGATCCGCAGCTTCTCCTGCGCCGTCCACTTCCGCCGCTTCTTCTCACTCATCAGCCTTCCTCCTTCCCTCTCATGGTACTCGAGTCGGAGGAGGCCGTCACCTACCTTAGCCGCTGTGCCATTTGGGCTGAAACACTACACCTTTCTCGTGCGCGAGGGCAAGGTACCTGGCGACGCCACGGATAAAGAGATCCGGGAGAAAACGCTGGTCCTGTTTTGCAATGACGAGTTGTCTGGTGAACAGTTCAAAAGGTTCGCCAAGCTTGGCATTGAAGAGCATAAGCAGCGAATAATCAACGAAACAAACTACGCTGGAGACGAAGAGATGGCCGAGAAGGCAAATATGGATGAGGTTTACAAGCTGGTCAACGAGGCGGGCAAGGGCGGCGGGGAGCATCTTCGCGTCAAGAAGCCCTCCGAACAGTACCGCAGCACCAAGAGCGTTGGGCGACATATCAAGTCCGGCGAGCCGGTGACGTTTGAGGGGCGGCAACTTCTTGAGCCCTCTGAATTGCAGTTGGCCAAGATCGGCGCGTGGACCAAGCATGCGCTGCGCAGCGGCAAGAATGCCCAGATCCTTGCGGCAAAGGGAATGCCGATTCCCCAGTTGACGGAACATGAGGAACACCTCGTTGCCGAAATGCTTGTCACCGACAAGTGGTGTGGCATCAAGGCGGACGGTGATTGGTGCAACGGCGCTAGCGTTCAGGAACTCGGACTTAGCACCAAGAGCCTCTTGAACGACGCCACGAGCGGTGGAAACGCGCTGGTCCCGTATGACTTCGACGATGCCATCGTGACATATGCCGTACTTAACGGCGAGATCACGCCTTACGTCGATCTCAAGACAACCTCGCGTGACGAGGTGCGAACCTCGGACATTCAGAACCCAACGGTACAGTGGGGGACCCCTGAAGGGTCGGCTATTAGCCTGTTCGACACGGACGGCATGTGCGATCCAATCAGCCAAAACGTCTATCCCGTGTCGGTGGCGATTGAATACGGCCGCGACTTGCTCGCAGATTCTCCCGTGGCCATTGGCGCGATTCTGCAACAGCAGATCGGCCAAGTCCTTTTGAAGGAACTTGACCACGTCATTTGCAACGGCCTGACCGCGAATGAACAGCCTCTCGGCCTGTTCAATTCGTCTGGCACCAGGACGGTCAACTCTGACAATGGGGCGGCTGGACCTGCAACACTCGACGACTATGAGTCGCTTATGTTCGCGATTGGCAAACAGTACCGCCGGCGCGAGTTGAACCCGTGCTTCATCTCGAACGACACGACATACCAACGTTCGCGGGCGATCAAGATTGATCCGAACGAAACCACCACGAACCAACTGCCGGTGTTCGGGATGGGGGCCATTCAGTCGTACACCACGCTTGAGTGGCCGCATCGAATCCAGAACGACATCGCTAACACCAAGTTGGCGTTCGTCTGCCTCAAGATGTATCGTCTGTGGCGGCGCACTGGCTTCGAGTTCCGCGTCGTGTCTGAGGACGCGGAATTGGCCCGCAAGAACACGGTTCTCCTTCTCTGCCGTGGACGCTATGCAGGCCAACTGGTGAACCCGGAAGCCTGCGCTCTCATGACGGATTGCCAGAGCTAACAGAAAGGAACAGAGGCACATATGGTTGCTACAAAGAACCTTGTTGAGGTTGAGGTAGCTGCCCAGAACGGGCGCAAACTTTTCTTTCGCCCCATCGGGCGTCCTGTTCGAGGGCGGGTCCACTTTGCGGACACCGACCAGAAGCGAGCCAAGCGGTGGCCGGAGCCGATTCCCGGAATCGTTCTTGGTGTGAATCTGGATACGGGCGAGAAATATATGCGAGACCCGCTCCACGACGACGAGTACACCTCGGTACGTCAGCGCATCTTGCACAACGGATACCAATTACCTCCGGCGCGGAAGGAGTTTGATAGCGAATCGATCGCCACTTGGGTCTACTGGCTGCAACGCGCCGTTGACAGCGGGTGCGCCCGCGTCATCAAGGGACAACTCCCGGCCGTCGAATCGCTTGAAGGGGAACCCCGGAAAAGCTTCATCTCGAATCCTAGGCGCAACCCCAACGCCAACTTGACCGAAGCGTTCAACGCTATGGCCAAAGCGGTCGAGAACCAAACCAAGGTTCTTGAGGCGTTTGTAAAGAAATTCGGCTAGTCCGCCGTCATGCCAGAGGCCTAGCCTGCCGGGTGCGTCAGCCGATCGCCCCGGCAGGCACCTCTTTGAATAGGAGTGTCCCATGATCGGACGCATTCTGAAACGCTGGGCAGACAGTGCGCTATTGAAAGAGAACAAACGTCTGTCGGTTCAGTTGGAGGAAACAGAACTCAAGGTGCGTCTCCTGACCCTGGAAGTCGAAGGACTCGCCCAAGTAGTGGCCCGTGATCGAAAGCGGGTAGAGGCGGAAGTCGCGATCTCTGCCCGGCAGATTGCTAAAGACTAGGTGCGCCATGCTACCCGAAAGCATCCGCAAGGCATTTGACAAAGCTGACGCTATGGTAACGCTCGCACGCAGCCGTGTTCTGGCCAAGGCGGCTGGCGAGTCGGTGATGGAAATGATCTCCGGTGGGCCAAGCGGCGGCACGCAGCGCAAAAACTACTCCCACGCCAAGGAGCAGTATGCCGCGTGCAAGGGCTGGGTTTGGGCAGCGGTTCGGCTGAAAGCCCAACGGATTGCTGGGCAGCCGATCCGAATTGCGAAGGCCCGCAAACGCCCAGGCGGCAAGAAGAGTCTTGGGGATATCAACGGACTTGAACCGCTCGACCAGCATCCTATCTTGGATCTCCTGGCCGATCCCAACGAGCTAATGACATCGTGGAGTCTGATGTACTCTACGGTGTTTTCACTCGAACTGACCGGACGCTCGCTGTGGTGGGTTACGGCGTCGGAAGGCCGGCAGATGATTTTACCGATACCGTCTACATGGATTCTTGACGTGGACGCGAAGCGCGGGGCGTGGCAGATCCAGCCCACGGGCAGCGCAACATCGTTCCCGGTTTCTGGGGAGGAAGTCATCCACTTCTTCTATCCCGATCCTGCCGACCCGTTCGGCTGTGTCTCCCCTCTCCAACAGATTGCCACGGCGGTTGAGGCGGACAACGCCATTGGTGAATGCCAATACCAGGTGTTCGTTCGTGGCATTCTTCCTCGGGTTGCGCTGACGGTCGGTAAGAACACTCAGTCCGGCATCCGCCCCACCCTCACGGCCCCGCAGCGTAAGCAGATTGTGGAAGCGATCAAGTCGGCCTATCAGTCCTGGTCCAGGTTTGAAGAGCCGATCATTCTCGATGGGCTAATCGAGAATATCCACAAGCTATCGAACAACCCCACCGAGTTGGACTTCTTGGACTCGTCTAAGCTCACCAAGAGCCGCATTCTCCAGGGCTACGGCGTATCGCCTATCCTGCTTGGCGAAGTGGAGGGAGCGAACCGCGCTAGCGCCACGGTCGCCGATGAAATCTTCGTCGCCAACTCCGTCAATCCACTCTGCCACCTGATGAGCCTGACGCTTACCGAGTGGCTACCTCCCATGTTCGGTGAGGAGTTGCAAGTCTGGATTGAGCCGGCCAAGGCGAAGGACTCGGAGATGCACCTCAAGCAGTGGCAGGCGGCCGGAAGCCTCGGCTACGTGACGCCCAACGAATACAGACGTGCGGTGCTGGGCATCGGCGATATCGAGGGCGGGGACGAGCTGCCCCAAAGCACCCTGCTCGCGCCCACTCCACCCGAGAAGTCGGACGAGCTTGAGAAAATGCTTGATCCGCTCACGAATCCCTACACACTAAAACGGCTCACCGATGGCGAAGGACGCACAACGAAAGCTCTGGTTAAGGCAACACGGCCGCGCCGAAAAAGCGCTGGTAAGTGATATCGAAAAGTTCTTTTGCCAGCAAGCCAAGCGAATCAAGAAAGCCCTGGGGGGCCTCTCCGTCCTAACTCCGTCTGCCATCCCCCAGGTGCTTTCTATTTCAGACGAGGCCAAGCTGTTGTGGACCGTGGCAGAGCCCCACTTCGTGCGCCAGATGGCCACGGGGGCGATGACTCAACTGGCGATAGCTGCCAAACGCCAGCCTAAGACTCCCACCAAGGCCGATCCCCTAGTGCTTTGTCACAGCTAGAACTTGGGATTGGTCATACTGGGATTTTCTGAGAGAC